TTGTATTGTCAAGATAACCGAATCATTTTCATTTGATCTTAATAATCTATAACTAAATTTTATATTAATTGAATTATAATCTGGATTTCCTATTATATCTAATTGTGTTACTTGAATTTGTGGAAAATAGTTTTCCATCTGAGTCATTATAGACTGTTTTAAATTTTCAAATGAAAGCTGATCAATTTGTTCAAACAATCTAGATCTTAACCCAGCTCCAAAAGTAGGATTAAATGGTCTTTCTTTAGGATCTGTTAATAGATAGTTTATTATATTATACTTTATTTGTTCTTTTGTAGTATATACTGAGCTAAATACATTAGCGGCTTCAAAAGGTATTTTAACTCCAATACCAGTTGAAGGTTTAAGATCTAAAGGTGATATTTGCTTTAATCCGTATGCCATTAAATAGCTCCTTGTGCTTTAAGTTTTGACATTAACCCTGTAAAATCAGGAACTTCATTTATTTGTACTGCATCTAAATTTGAACTAGCCCTTGCTGTTCCAAGCATGCCTTCTACAGAACCAACACTAACTTCATTAGGTTGGAAAGCCATTGTAGGATTGACATGATCTGTACTAAATGACATGATATTATCCGAAACCATACTCATTGCGGTCTCATTTAATAGATTTGCCATAGGATTATTACCTTGGAATTTAACGCCAGCTACTGGATTTGATCTTTGTGTATTAAGTGTACCTGGTATTTTTGTTTTAACCTCTTCTTGTAAAGCTTTTTTCTGATCTATATAAACTGGTTGTTTGATCTCCTTTAATATTTTAGGGAGTTCTTCCTTTAGAACCGCACGGAGTTCTTCTCGGATTAATTTTCTTAGTAATTCTACTTGTGCCATATCTTATAAATATTATTTTTAACCGTTTTTAAGTTTGTTTATTTGATCATCTATCTCTTTTATTTTTTTTATTGTAATTGCGGTAATTACAGGATTTATATTAACCGCAAGTGTTGCCGCCAATTTTTTCTTTTCTGCCTGAAGTTCTTCTATTTTTAGTTTATTTGTTTCATTTTCCTTCTCTTTAATAATATTTGTAGTATATTTACCATTTGGGTCAGCTTTCTTTAAATCAGTAGTAAGTTGCTGATTTTGTTCAATCATCATTTTTCTAATACGTCTTTTAAGGGCTTTACCTCCTGGTAAATTATTAACAAATGCATTAATACCAAGACCTTGTTGAGCATCTGTATTATCTGGTTCATCTAATCCTGAATCAAAATTACTAATTTCCATATCACCAATATTGATATCTATATCACCTATGTAATTTAGGGCATCATTCATTATTCCAATATCATCAATAGACATACTACTTAAGTTTGAATTAACTAAACCCTTAGATACTAAAAGAACTTTTACTTCATTTATTATTATTTGATCTAATGAAGCAAATGTTGGAGTTGTTTGAACAGCTAAAACACCATTTATATCTAAAGCAACACCGTACCTTCTCCTTAATCCAACTCCTTGATCAGTTACTTCTTCATTAACTATTTTAATTTCATATTGGCCAAAATTATTATTTAATTTATTTTTATTTGATTCATATTCACTAACAAATTTTTGTAATGAATTTGCAGTGTCTATTAAATTATTTATGGTATCTTTAACTTCTTCTGCTAAACTAGGATCTACATTATCACAGTTTTCTATATTAAGTAAAATAAGTTCTAATTTACCAATTATATTAGCCATTCCTCCTATTAGACTTACAGCAAATAAAGAAAGATAACTTAATACAGAATTAAGCTGTCCTAATCTTCTTATCAATCTTTTTTGCCCTAACTCCCTTAACTTTTCCGTAAATATATCAGAAAAACCTGTAGTAACTCCAACAGTAGTTCCTACGTTAGGTACTGGAAGGGATAATAAAAATGCCTTAATTATATTAAATACCCATACTAATCCTATCAATATTTTAATAAGAAATTGAGCAGAATTTATAAATCCTACAATTTTTCTTCCTATAGAATTAATATTATTAGCTGTTTTTAATATAGATTTTAAAGTAGGTATAAGTTTATTTACCGGTATTTGTTGACTTAGCCTTGCTATTTCATTAGATACAGAACCATTTGTAAAAGTATCTGCTAAGCTTACTACTGAAGCGGCTGAATTTAATCCTTGAATAGCAATAGATATACCCCGTATTTTATCTACATAACTTATTATTTTTTGTAATTCTGAATTAGGAATCTGTCTTAAATCGGTGTAATTATTAAATACCCCTAATGAATTTTTTAAAAAATTATTAAATATAGAAAGCTGTGGAAAAGCATTAGTTAGTTGCGGATCATTTAATCCAGTTGCAGGATCTAATAAAGAATTAAATACATTAGTTATTTGTTTTGTTAAAGCATAAAGACCTAGTTTGCTATCTGGATTTTTTGCGTCTCCATATTCTTTATAATAACCGTCTATATAAGTTTGTATATCAAAAGCATATTTTTGTATTTGCCATTTTTTTTTGCCTAATGAATCACTTGGTGGTGGCTCTTTTGGATCAAATTTTTTACCTCCTGGTACTTGATTTATAGCATAGTTTATTAAATTACAGAAGTCAACACTAGCAACTACTTCAAGGAGTTTAATTATTCCTTTATCTAATGCTTTTTTAATAGGATTAATCTCATTTTCATTCAATGAATATTTTCCATATAATAATTGATCTGTTTTTGTCTGAGCATCGATTATAAAAAATGTTGTAAGACCAATTGCTTTTTCTAATCCTTTTGAGTATGTTAAATTTATGTCTAATTTTGTACCAAACATACCGCTACCTAAATTTGCTATTCTAGGATTATTTATAGCATTTGTCTTAGCTTTAATAGCAGGATCTAATTTAGGAGTTAGATTTGTAGGAGCACTAATTTTAGTATTTATAGTTACTTTATCTGCCATTTTTATTTTGTAAAAGTATTTTTAGACAAAATAGAATCCGCAACTAATCTAGTTTTTAAAGTTTCTGCAGCATTGTACAATAACTTACCTGCTCCTGCTATACTTTGCATAGTAGCGCCCATAGAAGCATTTTCAGAAGAAGCTTTTTTTAATTCTGCACCTGCTTGCATAATAGAATCTAATAAAGATTTTAATTCTTGAGTTAGGGTTCTTCCTAATACTACAGGCTCACCTAATGTTTTTGCTTCATGGCCTAATTCTATATTAGGAGAGTCTATTTTAACTCCTTCAACGGCATCAAGATTTATTGTTTTTGTAGATGATAATGAAACAGCTTGTTTTCCAAATAAAAATATAGCATCAGTTTTAGAATGTAATGTTACTCTATCTGATGATATTATAATTTGATTACCTTTATATGGAAATTCAGGTTTAAACATTATTTATTATTATTTTCATCTTGAAATTGTGCAGAAATAATTTCGTCAGATATAGGTGGTTTTATTAATTCTATAGGAGGTTGTATTATACTACCTATATTTGTTCTAAAAGAAGTAAGAGGGAATAAATTTATATCTTCTATATTTATTTCTTGCCCTGCTGTTAAATATATAGACGATTTATCTTTATTTATATCCTCTACTAAAGGATCAAATTTACTTATAGATGAAGATTTACCTTGTCCATTAACAATAATGGTTATAGGATCTCCATTATTTCCATAATTAGACCAATTATTACTTTTTTTCATTACTGGAACTGTACTTCCAAATCTTATTGACTGTCCAAACCTTGATTCTAATATTGTATCTCCTTCAAAAGGTTGTAAATTTCTTACATTTTCTTTTTCTTGAAATGTATATCCTAAAGGAAGTTTAGTTCCTTCTACTGCTGAACCTTGATATTCTGGTTTATTTACATATTGATTTAGGAACTTTGAATATTCTGACATATTAGGAAATGCTGCATGATTAACATGGTTCCATAAATCATAAGGAGGAAAATAAAAAAATTTCTGATTAGAAAAATTATCATTTAATTTATCAGTTGGGCCAGCTATAATTAATACAATTTCATTTATAGTAGGATATTGTTTTATAAAGCTAAATATAGGCCAGGCAGGTGGGGATACTCCTTTAGATTTTGAAATAGAAAGACTAGAATATAGTAATTCATAACTTATTTTTCCTATATCACTAGGACTTCCGTAATCGGGATTTGGCAATCTACTATTTCCTATATAAGGGCTCATCACAATAGACTTAACCCTTCCTATTTGGAAGTAGTGACCACCAACTTTAGCTAAATCAGCATCTATTTTTTGTCCAAATACGTATCCCATTATGCTTGAGGTAGTTGTTTAGGATCTTTAATTTTTAAACTAGTAACCTCACTAAATAGCTGCTCTATATCCTTTTCAGTAAGAACCCCGTTATCATCAGCACCGTCTTTTTTACCTTCTGCAGAGTCTTTTTGAAATATAGTAAGTAACTTTATTAAGACTTCATCGTTTTTTAAGCTAGAATCAAAGAAGCCTTTTAATAGAGGGACAATAACAATGGCATCTCCGGCTGTTTCAATCATATCTGTTAGCCTCAAAATCTCGTCTCGTAGTGTTTTATCTTGATTTTTATGCTTGTTATAAACCTCTTCTACGAGGTCTGCAATGGTTTTATCCTTGAATATGACTTTATCTAACTCCATAAAGGTTTAGAATAAATATTTAGTAATCATTATTTTCTAAATAGTTATCCAATATCTGCTTATAGATCATTTTCAACTTCTTAATTACTTTGGTTATTGTATTAGATTGCGCATCTGCCATCTCTTTTACATAAATAAACACTGCTTTTTTATTAAAAATGTCTATATTTTCCCTTTTTTTGAATATTTCAAGTATAGCATCAGCTATTTTAAGCTCATCATTCTTTTCAAAAAGATCTAACAAGTTATCATCTACGTATTTAATAAATAACTCAACAACCTCTAATTTATCTAATTCTGGTTCTGGTTCTTTAACAATTATACTGTTTAAAAGAGCATTATCATCATTCTGTTCTCCTATATCTGCTTTAGAAACTAATTTTTTATAATTTTTCTGGTTATAAATGATTAAATATCTTTTAGCAATAGTGCCAAAATATGAGTATGCTTTACCTTTTGATTGATCATAAAGATCTAATTTTTGTAAAAGGAAAGAAATTACTTCATATTTTAAATCCTCTATATTATCAACCTCAGTATAATAGAATTTAAAAGTATGAATAATATTTTCAACCAATTTATAAAATCCATAATGGATATCTTGATTATAAATCTTATTCCTTTCAGCCAAAGAAGTACTCATTCTATATCTAAGAATAGCTTCTTCAGTTTCAGAGGTAAAATAATTATTTTTTACCTTCGGTTTTCTTTTTCTAGGTTCTCCTTTTTTAGTCAAAAGAACATCTTCCTCAATTCCTGTTTTCACATCCATATTACTGTTCTATAAATTGATTGATTGAATTTTGCATTGTTTTAACATTCTCCATAAGACTTAAAAACTCAGGATCAGATTGAACCCATAATTTAGAATCTATCTGTTCTGCCGCTTTATTAATATCTCTCATTGATTCTTTTATTCCATTAATAAAAGTTTGTTGACCTATTACTAAGGATTCTAATTTTTTATTTTTTTGAAATAAATTCCATATAATGTATCCTATAGCAGATACTATCCATATTGAAATAGAAATAATAATTGTTATCATAATTTATTTATTTGTAATTCTACTTTACTCGCCATTAAATCTGCTTGATGCAGTATAAAAGCAATATTTGATCTTAATTCATTATCTTTATTGTATGTTATATAATAAGCTTTATTAGATTCTTCATATAATCCATCATGAAGTTTAATAGCAAGATACTCATTTTGAGTAACTGGAATACCTGCTTCTTGAAGATAAAATAAACTTCTATCAGAAACCCTCATATATGTAATATTAGGATTATATTTATATACTGCCCCTTGTTTTTCTATATGCCACTGAGAATCATTAGGAAGATACATAGGTTGATCATTAGTTCCTAATTTACCTAAATCATGATTAATAGCTGAAAATACTAATTCCTCTGTAGTATAATCTTTTTTCTGGCCAAACTTATCCCATACTTTTTCAAATACTAAAGATCCCTCAATTACACGAATAACGTGATCAACGTACCCACCAGCAAATGCATTATGATGATCTA